ACTGTAATTTGTCAGGAAGATATCACCTAGGAAAGGATTGCTCATGCCCCGAGCAACTGTTAGTGTTGACGACACCGAACGCTACGACTTGAAAACGTGCGAAGGTGGCTTTGTGGTTCTACGGCGACTGTCATATGGCGAGAAGCTTAAGCGACAGGAAATGTCGTTTGGCGCTGCCATGAAAGTGGAAAGAGGCAATAAGAATCGACAGTCACAGTCGGCTGAGATGGTTATGGATATGGCTCAGACGGCTGCAACGGAGTTCGAGTTCAAGAACTGTATCGTAGAACACAATTTGGAGGACGACGCTGGCAACCTTCTGGATTTCAGAACTGCCATCCATATCCACTTGCTGGACCCCAGGATCGGCGAGGAAATTGCGGAGTATATCAATCAGATGAACAACGCTCCGGTAGACTTGGGAAACTAGCAGACGAGGTTCACCGAGCTGTCCATGGACACGCTCTCTCGGAGGGCCTCGATCCTAGAATCAGTCAGTTGATCGAGATAGCAGTACTAAGTCTCGAGATGAACTGTACGCCAAGTCAACTTCGTTCCGAAGACTGGCTGGACGTAGAGGCAGTTAGGCTGCTTCTTTCGGCAAGAGTAGAGAAAGCGAAAGCAGACGCCGATGGCGCTAAGCGTACGCGAGGTTCTACTCGTCCTTCGCGCTAAGGATCAGGCTAGTCGTGTCATTGCCGACGTTGGCCGTTCCTTCACTCATGTCGATCAAATGGCACAAGCTGCTGCTCGTCGCCAGATCCATGCTGGTCAAGCCCTTCTGGGTGTTGGTGTTGCTATGGCTGCCACGGGTGCAGCTGGCATTGCTTTTTATGCTTCTATGGTTGATGAGGCCGTAGAGTATAACAGGCAAGCAGCTCTCACTCTAACGCAGGTCGATCAAACGGGAGCTTCCCTAGAGGACATCAAGGATATTGCTAGACGAGTCGGTTCTCAGGTAGCAGCTCCATTCGAAGATATGCAGACAGCGCTTTACGACATCTTCTCGTCAACCAACGCCAATCTTCCACAGGCTGAGTTGTTGCTTGACTCCTTCGCACGAACAGCTGTCGCAGGACAAGTCTCGATTCAAGACGCTGGTCGAGCTACTATTGCAATCCTGAACGCCTTCGGGAGACCTCTTGAGGACGTCACTGCTATTCAGGATGTCATGTTCGAACTCGTTCGTAAGGGTGTTGGTACCTACGAAGAGTTTGCTACTACAATTGGTAGGTCGATTCCATCGTCTGTGAGAGCTGGCCAGTCGATCGAAGACCTAGCCGGCATGCTCGCCTTCCTGACAAGGAACGGCTTGAGTACTGCTATGGCATCGTCTTCTGCTGCACGTGCCCTTGACAGCTATGCTAATCCTAAGGTCACTAAGCGCCTACAGGACATGGGTATTCAGGTCCTCGACCAAGAGGGTGGCTTCAGACGCATCGACGATGTCGTTATGGACCTATCTAAGCACATGCAAGGGATGACTGATCCGCAGAGGTCAAGCTTCTTGCAGGATTTGTTTGAGGGTGCTGGTGGCACTATTCAGGCTCGACGGTTCTGGGATGTCGCACTTCAAAATCCTGAGGCTTTGTCTGAGTTCGTAGACTTCATGGATACTGCAGGGGGAGCAGCTCAAGAAGCATACGACATTATGTTCGAGCAGCCTGCCAGTAAGATACAATTGTTGAAAAACAACTGGGAAATCTTCAAGACACAGATTGGTGACATTGTTATTCCGATCTTCTTGAAGCTGGTCGAGATTGGTTCCAAAGTTCTTCAGTGGTTCACAGATATGGATCCGAAGACTCGACGAATGATTGTGATCTTCAGTCTCATAGCATCAGCCGGCTTGATCTTCCTTGGTGTACTACTTTCTCTTGCTGGCGCCATGCTTATCATTAGTGGTGTCGCAGGCATGCTAGGTGTTGGGCTTCTCCCTCTAGTCGGAATTGTCCTAGCGGTCATTGGTGCTCTGGTACTACTAGGTATTGCGTTCTACGAGGCATACCAAAACTCTGAAGGGTTCAGAGAGTTTGTTGACGGTCTGTGGCAGGGCCTACAACGTCTTCTAGATATTTTCCAGGCGGAAGGCTGGCGAGGCGTCATCCAAGTTTTGTGGGACACCATTAAGGAAGAGTTCAAGAAGGGTGTCGATAAAATTTGGCAGGACATGCAAGTAGGCTGGGATCGTATCCTTGCTCAGGCTCCAGACACCTTGATGAAGATCATTAGTGCAATAGCTACTTGGGTCGGAGAGAATCTCGAGACAGCTATTGGCTGGGGTGCGGACTTTGCAAGTTCCATGTGGGACGGCTTTGTCAACTTTATGATCGACTTGCCAGATAAGTTGGCCACCTTCCTTGGTGCTATCGAAGACTGGGTTGCTGGACACATCGATGACTTCTTTAGAATTGGTGGAGAGATTGGAAACGAAATCGCCAAGGGCATTGCAAGCGGCATGCTTGATCTCTTCCATGGTGTGCCTCTTCTTGGTTGGGCAGCTGACGACATCTCAGGCTGGCTTAACCTAGGGAATCAAGGCAGAGGCGGTCCTCCTGTACCTGATCTAGGAGACAACGCAGAAGCCGTTTCAGGCATCATCAGAGGCTTCGGTGCCGGTCAACTAGGAATGTACAATCCTGATATTGCTCCGGGTTATTCAGAGACAACCGTGACAGACGTTCATGACAACAACTTCTTCGTGGCTGACCTACAAGACATGATCGACCAGCTTGCACGAGAAGCAAAACTCAATGCTAAAGCAGCAGGTAATGCACAGCCTAGTGGTGCTGTTACTTCTAACACACCGTTCCGTGCCCCTAAGGCAACCGCTACTGCGGCCACATTGGGTGCAAAGAGTGGTGTCACAGCACCATTGAGAAGGAGTGGTGTGTCGTAATGGCGATCAGCTGTACAATCTCACGAACATTGTTGGCGTTGGGTGACCTCGAGCTTGTCGGTGCCAATGGCTACGAGATCATGTCAGACGGACTCGACCCTGGCGAAGTCATGCAGAGACAAGATTGGGCTAAGTCACCTTTCATTCACGGTGGCGCACTAATGTCCTCTGTGGATGATATTGCCACAGGGAAACTTGATGTTGAGGTTTTCGGATCAAGCCGAGCAGACATTCAAACTAAGGTAACTACCTTGATCGCCGCCTTTAAGCAGCTGTACTATGTTATCGATTTCGACCTCGATGGCACGTCCTGGTCGTGGCTTTGCTACAGAGCCAATAGAGCTATGGACGCTAACTTTCCCTTCTACCTAGGCAACCTCACTGTTTGTCACTTTGGATTCGCACGTCAACCTACACCTCAAGCAGGACCGATCTAATGCCCACAGATGTTAATGTCTCAGCCATCACTGTTGGTATCACTGTGTCGACACCATCGATACCCACAAACGTGTATGTCGAACCAATTACGGTGACGATGCACGTCGGTGGTGCTTATATTCCGCCTACAGCTACGGCAGTACCAGCAGGAGTCGCAGTAGCGCCTGTTCTATTGACGCAACACATAATGCCCACGCCAACGATCGTTGACGGTCGTCCGACCTAGGAGTTAGAATGGCTGTCACTCAATCTGGTGCCTTTGGTCTCACACTACGCGATGCCGGGACCGGTACAATTGTTCTGAACTACGATCTTGAGACACACAAGACCGCCATGTTCACGAATAGTATCACACCGAACTTCGATACGAACACAGCCTACGGTGTGTCTCCGTTCAATGCGAACGAAGTTAGTGGTACAGGCTACACAGCCGGTGGCAAGCTTCTTATCACTACGACGTTCGCTATCGCTTCGTCACTCCTTGTTTTCGATGCCGCTAACCTCGCATGGACCGTGTCGACGATCACCAATGCTAGGTGTGCCTTGATCTACGCTGATGCGTTGGCCGGTAACAATGCGATCTGTTTGATCAACTTCACTGCTGACTTCAGCACAGTCGCAGACACGTTCAACCTGAACTTCAGTGCGTCAGGCATTCTCATCTTCGACTACTCATAAGGTAGATCATGCCCTGGACTCCAAGCAGTATTGTCGTCCAAGAGTGGGGACGGCTTCAAGTTGTCATCGGAGGCTTCGATGTCACTTTCTACCGCAATGCTCCCTGTTCAGTTAGTAGTTGGAACTCTGCTGACCCCGGCTCTGATGGCGTCGCAGTAATTCAGTTTCCACAAATCACAGGCTTCGACGAACCTGGTGTCTCTGTACCTTGGATGCAGAAGTGGGCTTCGATCGAAATTAATAAGGTTCAGACTACAGGTGAGTACGTAAAGACCCTATGGGAAGGTCTTGTAGAGAGTTGGAGCTTTCACCAGGATGAAGGCTCAGCGCGAGCTACCATTATATGTCTTGGTGCTTTGCATCAGTTGGATCTTTACGTTAGGGCACCTAGTCCTCTTAAGGATCCACAGACAATTGACTTTGCTGTCTCCAAGCAATGGCTCTTTGACAGTCGTCCTCATCTTCGTACCCAAGAGATGATAGTTCGAAATGGTTGCGGTATTCTCACATGGCAGAGTGGTGCTTGGCAGTCTGCTTTCGACTACGTACTTGAAGAACTTCAAAAGGCTGTCATTGACGACAACTCGTGGACTGTGATGATGGAACGTCCACGACAGCCTGTCTTTAGAATGCGTGACAAGACTACTGTCAACTGGACAGTTTCTTATGGTCAGGAAGGCTTCACAGCAGACCTTCATCAAGAGTGGAGCGGAGCTGCTAATGTCATCTACGGAGAGTGCTCAGACACGCCCGATACGACGACACGTAATCTTTTCTTTGCTCAGAACTTTTATGATATCCATCCTGGCGGTTCTGTTACCGTGGCGGCTGGTGGTGGTGGCCCTTTTTATAATCCTTTTGCTGGTAGTGCTAGTCTCCTTCTGGGCTTTGATGAAAGCACTGCCATGTTCGAAGCAGATACCTTTGACTTGTCAGAAGTCAGAATTGAACGGTTTGTAAACTTCGGCGAGGGAATCGATAAAAGTACCGCTCGAAGCCTAGCCCAACAGATCATTGACAGAGACGCAGATATTGGTCACTACGGAACCATTGTCCTTCGAACAGACCCTACAGAGGGCTCACGATTCGAAATCGAAGCAGGACAGAATATTCTGATCAAGGACTATTATGGCTCGGAAGCTACTGGTATACTCTTCCACATCGTAGGGTGTCAAGTTAACTTCGAGAGCTTAGCAGTCAATCTTACTGTCGATACCAAGTTTCGTAGTCTTCCATATGTCTATCAATTGCTACAGTCACAGCTGGATGGACAAGATCCAGAACGTAAGAGGAGGAATAATCGAAACTCCTCGTCAGTCAAGGACGACAAGATCCCTTGGGACGACGACGCTGGCTCTGGAATCATTCCTTACGCTAGGAAGCTTAACGGGTCTTCTACTGTAGCGGTTCCGCCTGACACTTGGGTCACTACAAAGATCCTTATGGCAGAGGGGCCAATGAACATCATGAAGTCTGTCATCATGGCTGATCTCCCGTTGCCCTATCATGTGAGTGTGTACGACTGGGACGCTACAGCTTTCTTGACTGCCTTCGTTGATCCATTCTTCCTTACCGACTGGAAACCTACACCTAAGGGGTTCTTGATTGGGTGGGGCCTTCCGGATCAACGAGCTGGCTACTGGCCTGGGCTCGAGTCTGACGGGGATCCGCTAACAGGTATCATGAAGGATGAAGCTGACTGGACCTTCTCTCATAGCAGAGGCGTACCAGAAGGTGACGGTGCTATCGATCACTCAGGCGACGTGTCCTTCGTGTGGGTATCTTTCTACCACGCAAACGTAGCAACGACAATTAACTTCCACGGACACTTTATTCATGGACGTGCAGCGGCTGCAGCGGACGTCGACCTATGATTGATTGTCTAATTCCCTGTCGTGATGGTGGTGACTACCATCTCGCTGCCCTGATACGTTCTCTAGAAGCCCAGTCCGTTGAGGTGAACATCGATGTCGAGTTTGGCGAAGGGGCGCCTCTCTACCAAGTACGCAACAGACTCTTGAAGAGAAACCACGGTGAGTTTGTCTACTTCGTGGACGCTGACGACTGGCTTCCTAACAAACAATCTCTCAAGAAGCTGTTGGAGGCCCTCGAGCACGACTTCGCATGGGGTGACTTGGAAACGTACGTCACACCTCTTGACAAGACTATCCATATTGATCAGTCAACAATGTCGAAGCTGGCCCTAGGTTCATGGATGGCTCGACGCTCTTCGTTCCCTATGGACCCTTGGCAGCCCATGCCTTTCAATCCCCACAGGAGTGATTGGGAGATGCCTTGGGAATGGGTAGGTAGCTATGTGAAGTACCCAATCTTTACGTACAGAGTTGCTTGGAGTCCAGAGCAGTTAACAGCTGAGCCGCCGAGGAATGTATAGTGGCAGCTTGCTACACACTGAGAGGAGTCATAGGTGGCGGACAACATGTCCACGGGATCTCAGACGACGGAGACTTCATTTACGTGCCAACTGGAACTGGGATTGACCGTTGGACCTTTCCTGGTTTCGTACAGACGAGTGATTGGCACGCCAAGGCGGGCGGAGTTGAGTCACTAGCTGTTGATAATGGCGGACAGATCTTCTACAGAGCAATAACAGGAGGACATCTTTGGCGACTACAAGCAGACGCAACGGGCGATACCGACCTTGGAGCTATTACGGCCGAGAACTTGGTATACAGTCCTCACGAAGACGTTCTGTACGGAAATACGTTCAGCACAACCCTATACCGTGTCACACTAGCAGGTACCGAGTCGACACCTTTCACCGGTGGCACTACTCTCTTCCGGCCTACTATCCAACGTGGGGGGATTATATGGGTAGCGGATGGGTTTACTACACTGAGGAGATTTGACCCAGACGCTGCATTCGCTCAGACAACTAGAGCAGAGTCACTTGACTTCACTACACCAGCATGCCCTGGAAAGTCTGGAGTCAACGGTGGCACGTTCTTCTACTCAGAAGGGATTACAGAAACTGCCTTAACTTGTACAGGAAGTTTCGCTGGGCTATGGCCTACGTGGAACTCTGACTACTCATTGATCCTGATCGACGACGGAGGGTCAGGTGCAGCACAGGTGTTTAGTTTGAAGTGCGGAGCTAGACCTCCACTACGTATCCGACAAAGAACAGACGACCTCTCAACTGGAAGCCCCAGAATCAATCCGTCATATTCATTCTCTACAACAGCCCAAAGATCCATTCGCATACCAGGACCGAATAGTCACTTCTAGGAGTATCTTAAATGTCTCAGCGCGGGCACCATCGAGTTGACATTCGGCGGAAACATCCTGGCATGTACCACGCAGTCATGACGTTCGGTCTGATCGAGGTCGCGCTCGCCTTCAACTTCTGGCTGACCACTCCCGCGTTCGACCCGTACGACATTCCGAACGACATCATCGGAGTCGCCTTCTTCATACTTGGCGCGTCGCTGCTCCTGTTCCTGAACGTGCGCCGCGACCTCCGCAAGGTCCGGCTCACTCTGGCCGCGTCGATCGGGTTCACGTTCTTTTGGGCAGTTGCAAACACGCAACAGTTCTTCCAGGGGAACGCCTCGTTGCAACTGCCGATCCTGTACCTCGGTCTGTGCATCGCTCAGGTGTGGTGGCTGATCGAGGCGCCGGTCAATCCGATGACGGAACGCGAATGAGTGTCGCCGCATGGTCCGGGCTGATCGGCACAATCGGTGGGATGCTGCTCGGGGTCTTCGGGTACCGCCGCTCACGTCATGTCGACGCCGTATCGGAGAAGTCCGGTGTCGCCGTCGAAACTCGGGCTGGTACCGCGCAGGTGATCGACGGTCTGATGGCCCTGCTCGACCAGGTGCAGGAAGACAACCGGGACAACCGCGTCCAGTTCCGCGAGGTACGTGATACCGTCCGCCAGGCCGCTGTCCGACTCGCCGAGGTGACTGCAGAACGTGACCTAGCCCGACTGGAGCGCGACGAGGCCCGACGCGAACTGGCGATCTTCCGGCAACGCTTCGGCGAGATCGAGAACGGGCCACCGAAGCCTACATCATAAGGAGGTGATATAATGGCACGTGAACAGCCATCATTTCTGCTTGACATGGCAGAGCGAGTGATCTGGACTTTCGTACAAGCATTCGCTGCAACGCTAGTGCTGTCGAGCCAGCTTGACATGAGTACGCTCAAGGCCGCAGGGCTAGCTGGAGTAGCGGCAGTCCTTGCAGTTATCAAGGCACTTGCTGCCTCACAGATTGGTCAGAAGGGTACGGCAGCTACTCTGCCTGATCCTGCACCAACAGTTCCTGCAGAGCCACCGCCAGCAGGCTAAGATCGAGAGCCGGAGTGTTTCGTGAGGGGCAGCGATCACTCCGGCTCTCTTGCTGCAAAGATCCACTTGTTGTCTTTCATT